ATGAACACCATCACACACTCCATCAAAACGCCAAGCCTTACGGAATTTGATTTAGCTCCCTATACCGGGAAAGCCATTCAATACATTTGCCTGGACGAACAGGATCTATCCAAACTCTCAAATCAAGGATTCATCCACACCACCCACTCCCCCATCATCAAACTTGAACAAACAACGCCGCTCCTGCTTTACGTAAGAATGTTTCATCAAACAAAAAAAACAGCGGCTACCGTCCATGCGATAGCCGCCACAAAAGACACTCTTTACTTAGGCATCATTGTTCCTTCTTCAACTGCCCCCCTATGTCCCGCGCCGGAAGAAAAAAATACGGACGCACCTGAAGACAACTACACCCGCGCGGCCCTCTGGCTCCAAAAAACAACTTACGAACCTGGCCACGCGGCCCGCTACCGCATAGAACACATTTTGCGCTCCGCCTATCACCTCACCCCGGAACAAACCTCTTCCCTTCTGAAGATTTGGGATGCCCTGAAGAACCAATACACCCTCAACCAGAAAACCGCTTAATCAAATATCACTATGAAAGCTCCGGCCAAAAGAAGGAAACACGGCCTTAACGTATGGAAAGCCCACTTAAAAATTGACGCCATGCACATTGAAGCAATGTATGACGGCTCCATAGTCAAGGATATATGCACCGGCTCCATCGGCAACAACTGGAAGGAAATTAAAAGAAAAATACTCAACCGGAAAAGAAGGGAAAAAAAATGAACAAGAAAGGAGAACTATTAAGATATTTAGGAAGCAAGCATAAATTGGCTCCGTGGATAGTTAGCTTCTTTCCAGAACACAAATTTTATACTGAATCTTTCGGTGCTACAGGAGCCGTACTGCTAAATAAAAAGCCTGCATTTCTTGAGGTTTACAATGACATGTATGACCGGATTGTTAATTTTTTTTCTGTTTTGAGAGACAATGAAAAATCAGAACGCCTTGCACGCATGCTTGAACTGACACCCTATGCTCAAGAAACTTATAACAGGTCATTTGCAACATCAGAAGACACCGTAGAAGATGCCTATTTTTTTGTTACAAACTGCATGTTGAGCTACGGCGGCGGCATTTACAAACCAGGCTTCAAGCGAGACGGGTTATTGAGAGATACAACATATCCCGCGACATGGAGAAAATACCCTGAAATTATAAGAGCATGTGCATGGGAATTAAGGCGTAGAAATATTGAAGTCAACAAAATGGACGCACTCAAAATCATGCAAAGATATGACTCCCCCAACACGCTCCACTATGTTGACCCTCCCTACGTTCAATCCACACGCGGCAAAAGAACAAGATACCATTATGAATACACCATAAAGCAACACATTCGCCTTCTAAAATTTCTTAAAACCTTAAAAGGGTATGTTGTTCTTTCCGGTTACAACTCTCCGCTTTACACAAAATATCTCGACGGCTGGAGAAAGGAAACAACACCTTCCCACGATACGCAAGGGAACAAAAAAACTGAATGCTTATGGCTAAATTACAACCCCCAATTAACACTTTTCGACTATGCCGATCAAAGACAAATCTAAATATCCGCCTGACTGGAAGTTTATCAGCCTCCGCGAATGACACCGCGCCGGAAACAAGTGTGAACTCTGCCAAGCAACAAACCATCAGGCACACCCCATTATAGGAAGCAAGGTTATTCTCACCGTCCATCATATCCAATACTTGGAAGGACCGGAAAACAATGCCTATCCGAATTTAATCGTTCTTTGCCAACGTTGCCACAACCGGCTAGATCTCGGAATGAGAATCAGAAACGCCCGGGAAACTCGAAAGACAAAAACGGCGCCATTAGATGACCTATTAAATATAAAAAAGTTATCATAAATTACACCCTTAAAAAACGCCAAAACGGCGCCATCTTCAAAAAAAACACTTAAAACATTATGAATTAAAAAATTATGTATGTTTATAAAATAGAAACAAGTTACATTGAAGACAACTTCACCGTTGCCTCTTGCCAATGCTGCGGAAACTGCCAGCTATGGGCCCCGGAACAGAAAATTGACTACAAAATCAATGTCGCCGATCCAGACATTACCGACACTACCGTAACGACCACCCCCCTCAATTTAGGAGCCTGCATCATCAGCCGCCGCACCGGGAAGGACGGGGAAACCTGTTACTTGCAAACCCACCGGACTTCCGGAACCTTTTGCCGCTACCACATCCCAACATCACCCTACGCCGAACACATCAAACGCCACGGCCTCCCCTGCACTGCCATCACCCCTTATATCATCCACCTCTAACCACCCACACACCAATGACCCAAAAAGAAAAAGAAGAACTCCGCAACTTGCCAAGCAACTCCCCGCGACTGCTTAACCAGACCCAGCTTGCCGCCGCGCTTGGAGTTACCATGGCTTTCTGCTCCGCAATGAAAAAATGGGGCTGCCCGTTCCCGGGCGGCCGCATCCTGATTAAAGACGCCCTGGCATGGCTCAAAGCAAACCCGGAATTCCGTCCGTACAAAGAACGCAAAAGCCCTACCGGCCCTCACGGCATTCCGCAACGCAACCTTGACGCCTACAAAACATCACCTAATTGAGCCACATCACGCGCTTTCAGTTTGCGGTAAATCGCATGTACCAACTCCGACGCATGCCCTACATATTGCATACATTGCCCTTCGGAAAAGCCCGCGCGCGCCAGCCGGGTCACTACCGTTACCCGCGTACAATGGAAACTCAAATCAGGCATCCCCAAATCGTCAAAAAACTGGCACCATTGCTTGCTTGCGTTCCCCGGCAACTTAACCAGGGAGGAACGCCCCTCCCGCATGGCCTTTTCCGCAATCGGCCTAATGTCCCGATGCAAAGGGGCCTCGTGCATCCGGCCCCCCTTGCCAAGAAAACGGATAGTATCATGTTCCAGATCCACCCGTTCCACGGGCACCTGAACTTCCTTCAGCCGGCATCCCTGCTTCATGGCAATCATGAAAGAATCCCGCATCCATTCCGGAGCCTCTTTCAAGGCTTCCACAATGCGCCGTTCTTCTTCTTTCGTGATTTCCCTTTTCTCCCGCGCCGGGTCTTTTCTCAAGCCCATGTGATAACACGGGTTTGCGAAAATATAGCCCTTCCTTACCGCCTCCGTCATGATGCGCCCCAGCACCTTCAGCTCCAGAATGGCACTATTGCGGGTACACGCGCGCCAACCGTACTCCTTAGCCATGGCCGCATCCGTCCGGAAAGCCACATAATCTTTCAACAGGTTATAATCCACTTCCCCCGGATGCTGAACATCCCGGAGCCTGAAAAACAAATCCAAATGCCTCCACGCCACCTGATAACGGCGGCGCGTGCCTTCACGTTGAAATTCATCCAGGAACGCCGGAACCCATACCTTGAACAACTGGCGGCCATCCTCATTCCGGGCCATCTGTTCCTCTTTCTCCAGTCCGCGCACATATTCCAGAATACGCCGCAGGGCCCCAGGCTGGTCATGCCTGATTTTTGTCGCACGGTATTTCCGCCGCCCATCCGGACGCATCACGCCAACCCAATAATAGGGACTATCCTTGCGCTTGTAGTAGGACGCCATAGGAGCAACGTAGTACAGCGTAGTAAATCCATCAACAACAAACATAAAAAACCTAGTAAAATCATGACAAAATACACCCTGAATATATGCCGGAATAACTCGCGGGTTCGATTCCCGCTCCCGCCTCCAAGATGTTGTCAAAGCCGGTTCAAGTCGCGTTCGTCTAGCGGTCCAGGACTCCCGCCTTTCACGCGGGCAACACGGGTTCGAGTCCCGTACGCGATGCCAGTTTTCTTTATTCTTTCCGGCGTCATGAGCAGTTCATGACGCCTTTTTTTGTGTTCTTCCGCGTCGTTGCCGCGTGCCGTTCTTCCCTTTCTCCCGCCTTCTTCTCCTTGTCCGTTTTTAGGGCGTTTTCACACTTTTATTTTGGATTTGGGAGGCGTCGTTCCTGTCCGGGAACGGCGCGCTTTTGTGCGAATTGAAAGGGGGCGTGGGGTTTTGAAGAGTGCTTCGCAAGGAGGAACATGCCGGAGCGTGGGCAGATAACGGCGCGTTTTTGAAACGTGGCGCAGGATGACGGCGCAGGGAATAAGCGTTTGATGATAAGATGAATATGTATCTTATAGCGTACTTGCGTACTTATTACCGGATAATAACGGATAGAAGAATGATATATAAAAAAGATTCCGAAAAGAAAACACGGGGCAAGGGCGCGAACGGCACGCAGGCAAGGCCGGCATGGGGAAGGCAGGGCCGCCATGCGGGCGCATGATGGCAGGTGCCGGGTGGGCGGCAAGGAATCTTTTAATTGAGGGGCCCTGATCGCGGAGTTCGGCGGACACAGGGAAAAGCGGGAGTGTTCATGAAGGGATTTTTTTAGCGCACCATGAAGGGGGATGGCCGTGTTTTTGTTCGCGTGGGTCTGCGGTTTTTTCGCAAAAGCGGACGGATGGCGGCGTTTTTTTCGTCTTCCGGGCGGCGGACGGGGGAAAGCGGCTGATTTGGAGGGCATTTTTTCGTTTTTGAAAATTTCGCTTAATAGTAGAGAGAGCGAACGCCCGCCGTCGTGAATAGGTGCACGGCGGAGAAGAGTAGCGCGGCGCGGGAGGCTTCCCCCGGTGAATGAGACGAGCATTTGCCGGGTCGCTGGGGCTCCGGGAGCATGCAGGCTCCAGCTGGGGCTTGTCCGGCTTTCCGGGCGTTCGCTTTCTCATGTATTCGTGATATGGGACAGAAAAGAGACAGAGTAAACGGCGCGTTGAAGAAGGCTTTCGCGGAGAAACACGGGAAGTCTTTGCGTTGGGCGCAGATAGAAGCGGCCAAGGATTCCCCGGCATGGAGGGCTTTTCTGGCGGCGCAGTTTCCGCCGTCCTCCGCGGAAGCGGCCGGAGGCGGCGGAGAGGGCGCGCCCATGGGCGGAGCGTCCGATTTGGCGCGGGCCGGGGAGGCGAAGGAAAGCGCATGGCAGATTTTGAAGAGGATGGAAGAGCAACTGGAAACGGCCGCCCGGTCCGGTGACGTGGGGCTGATTGCGTCGTTCACCCGTGCCGTGCGCGAAGCGCGCGCGAATTGGGAGCGGGCCGGCCTGCATGAGCAGAGGCTTCAGGAGGCGGCCGGAAGTCTGGTGCCGGTTCACGTGTTTCACGAGATGCGGACGCGGGGCGTTGCGCCGCTGGCGGAGCTGATGGCGCAGCAGAGGGATTTTATCGGTTCCCGGCTGGAGGCGGCCGGGCGGCCGCGTTTTTATGAAGCCTGGGACGAATGGGCGCGGGAGTGGAACAGGAAGATTGATGATCTGAACGCGGAAATAAATGGATTGTTGAATCATGTTTAGCAAGTTGAAGATTCATGAGAAGCCGGGCGTGGTGGAGTGGGCGGAAAGATGCCTGGTCTTGCCGCGGGAGACTTCACCGAACGCGCCGGGGCGGTTTTCCACGGCGCGCATGCCGTATATGAGGGAGCCGCTGGAAAGTATCAGGGAAGAGGGGTTGCAGCATATTTACTGGTGCTTCGGCACGCAGTCCGGCAAGACGGTTTCGCTGTTGATTGCGGCAGCGTATTTTATTGACAATGACCCCGCGCCCATGTTGTGGGCGTTGCCTACGGAAATTCTTGCCAGGTCGTTTTCACGGGCGCGGCTCCAGCCGCTTATATCCAAGAATGATGTGCTGGCGCGGCATAAGCGGCGTGACCCTGACGCCTTCACGGCGGCGGAAATGCGCCTGGATTCCATGGAGCTTTACATGGTTGGGGTGTCGGAGCCGGGCAATTTGTCCAGCAGGCCCATTATGCGCTGCGTGATGGACGAGGAAGCGAAGTATAAGCATGAGAATAAGGAAGAAGCGCACCCGGTGGACCTGATTGAAGAGCGAGCGAAGGGCTTTCACCGGTATCAGATTCTGCATGCGTCCACGCCTTCTTCCGAAGATTCTTATTTTTGGCAGAATTTTATTACCACGGACATGAGGAAGTTTTATGTGCCGTGTCCGCGCTGCGGGGAAATGATGCCCCTGGAGTTTAGCCGGAATACGGTGCAATGGGAAAGGCGGGAGGATCTGGAAGGGGATGCGCTGGCGGATTGGGTGCAGGATCATACGTTTTACGTGTGCCCGCATTGCGAGGGCCGGGTGGAGGATTGGGAGAAGATTGGGATGATGGAAAAGGGGGAGTGGCGGCCGACGAATCCGAACGCCTCCCGCGCGCGGCGGGGGTATCACCTGAATTCCCTTTATTCCCCGTTTGTGACATGGGGGCAGATGGCGCGGAAGTTCATCGTGGCTCAAAATGACCTGTTCCGGCAGGTGGCCCTGCACAATTTCCGGAACGGCTGGGAGGCGTTGCCGTTTACGCAGTATGAAATCAAGGTGGGGGATGACAGTGTGCGGGGGCTGCGCGGTGTGTGCCGGCGCGGAGAGTTGCCGCGGCATTATTATTATATGGTAGTGGCCTATGACCCCGGCCAGAATCAAACTCACTGGGTGGCGCAGGCGATAGGGCGCGGCGGGGAAACATGGGTGGTTGATTGGGGGACCCTGCTGGGCATCAGCACGACGGACGCGACGCCGGGCATAGGGGCCCATTTTGAAAGCCTGGAGTGGGGCGGGGTGCGTCCTGATTTTGGGCTGATTGATTCCGGGGATTGGGCGCAGAAGGTTTATGACGAGTGTTATAAGTATTACGGCAAGCTATGGCCTACGAAGGGGAGCGGCGCGAATTTCGGAAGCTGGAATGTTAGCGAAGTGAAGTCGCATCCGGGGCTGGAGCTTTATTTGTACGTGGACCGCACCGCCAAAATGGAGCTTTACGCGGGGCGCATCCAGAAAGGGGCGGCTCCGGCCCTGCATTTGCCGGAAGATGCGGATCAGGATTTGCTGGCCGGATTGTCCGGGCAGCAGCTTGAGAAGCCAAGGGGCGGCGGCCTGGCGCAATGGCGGAAGCTGCCGAATGACCATTATGGAGACTGCGTAAAAATCGGGCAGGTGTCCTGGTGGGTGCGGCGCGGGGATTTTTACGCGGAAGAAATGAACGCGATTGAAGAAAGGAAGCAGAATGAAGGAGTACCGGAAGAATGACGTGCTGGAGAGGCTGAAGGCGGCTTTTTAGGATGTGCTGGAACAGGTGGAGCAGTCTGTTACGGATGATGTGCAAATGGAGTTTAATTTTTAAAGAATGTTATTCTCCGTTTTCTTTAAGCTTTTTTAAAAAATCTTCGTGTTCAGGGGATATTATATCAAATTTTATAGGATGTATTTCAGCCTTGTGTATAGGCATCATTTTATCTCTTAAAAATTCATGGGTGAGCCCATTGATTCTTTTTTGGGTCGTATCAGGAGATTCATTGCATTTTAATCCTAATATAACGCTTTTTATAAATTTATTGAATCCACCTATGAAGAAATAACGTCCATGAACGCATGAAGGAGTATATATAGGGATGATAATTCTCATTTCCTGCTCATATTCCCATGATTTTCCTTTTGTAATAAACGAGTCGTCTATACGGTATGCTGTAATTTCGTTATTTATCGATGTATAACCGCATAACATGATTTTTCGAACTACTCTCATTTCAGCGTATTTGACCTCCCATAGTAAGGTGTGGTCATATTGGAATAGGTGATCTCCTGTTTTAGAGTCAATGGTTGAAAAATCTGTAAAACTGGGCGGGTCGTGTTTGAAATTTAAAACATAGTATTTGTCATTTTTTCTGTCTGATATTCCGAAATTAAGATCTCCCTGATAATTTTTGAGATGAGGAAATCTGAAATGAAGGCAGCAGCCTCTGTGCTTATCTCCATAGTGTCCCCACATGGGAGAAGAATGGTAGGACTTGGAAAAACTTAAAAATCCATAATTCAGGTTAGCGCGATTAGGCGAAGTTTGATGTTGAAGAATAAATTCTGTTGGGTCGTTGCATTCTTCCTGTAGAATCACTTTTAGTTTTTCATTTTCAAACACCTTGAGCATGTTTTCATAGGTCATGAAGATATAGGCATCAATGAATTCTTTATTCTCTTTCGTCATGGGGATTCCTAATCAGGCGATTGGTCTGTTACAGATGATGTTTAATTGGGGGTTGATTTAAAAAAAGTGTTATTTTTCGTTTTTTTTAAACAATTTTAGAAGCTCTTCGTGTTCATCCGAAATGACTTCAAAAGTATTGCTCGTTGGTTTGACCCTGCTGACATTTATTTGATCATCGTAAGTAAGCCTGTCTTTATAAGTGATATTTGAGCCATTTTTTTCCCCTAAAGTAAGAGCATTGATGATAGATTGTGTCGCTTCTTCAGAATGGGGGCAGTGCATCCCCAACATGACGCTTTTTATATACTCATTGAATCCTCCCACGAATATTAAATTGTTTTCTGCTTCTGTAGGAAATGGTTTCGGGATAATAATACGTTGTTCCTGTTCATATTCCCAGGATTTATCTTTAGTAATAAAAACAGGATCTATTGCGAATTCTTCTTGGTTCCCGAATTTATTATACACTGATGAAATTTCATTTAATCCGAGACGTTTTTCTAAATAGAGAACATCCAATAGTATAGTATGATTAGTTGTTTTTTGTGTTATTGGGAAAAGGGATTTTCCTTCATGCTCTACAAGCAATTTCCTATATATGTAGGAAGGATATTCTGGAAACCCCAAGTTTCTTTCACAACTATTTTGTTTCGGGAGAGCAGGGAATCTGAAATGCACGCAACATCCTTTATGGTTATCAGCATAGTGTGCCCACATGGGGGGGGATTTATAGGTTTTGGTAAAACAAAGTAAGCCGTTTTCCTTGCGCAAATAATTGCTATCGAAAGAGGTAGCCCCGTCTTCTGAAATTGTTGGCGAGGCTGGCATAAATTCGAATGGATCATTGCATTTTTCTGGGTCAAGGAGTTTAAGACGCCCTTTTTCCAATGTTTTAAGCATGTTCTCATAGGTCATGAAGATGTAGGCATCAATGAATTCTTTATTCTCTTCAGTCATGGGAATATATGGAAAGATATGTGAGAAAGGAAGTCAATGACATTCGGGAGTTGTGGCGGATGATAGCGGGTTTTGAAAAAGCTCCTGAAGGGTATGAACCCCATTGTACAGGCTTATGTGGAAAATTATGATTTGCCGGATTTGCAGGGAATGCTGCGGGAAAAGCTGGCGATTCTGGAAGGGCGCAAGGAAATAACCGGGGCCTCCACAGGCGGCGGAACGTCCTACACCGCGCAGGAGACCATGAATTTAAAGGATCATATAGCCTGCTTGCAGGAGGCAATCACGGTCAAGAAGATGGAGGAAGGGGATTTTTCCGGCCTGGCCGCCGCGGATGACGGAGTGCGGGAAGTGCGGTTTGACCATACCATAACACGCTTTTGACCATGGGCAGGAACAGAAGGAACGTGTATGCCGGGGCGCGCCGCGGTCATGGCGCGCGGGTGAAGATGAACCGGGAACCGGAAACGGCGCGGAGGGAGATGTGGGGAGGGTATGCGGCCGCGTTGCAGTTCGGGGGCTCCAGCGTGTTGTACTGGCCGACGCTGGACAGCCGGTTTGAAGTGGATTCCTGGACGCTGGACCGGGTTTGGCGGAATGCGCGGAATCTGGAAGCGAATTCCGGGCTTGCCGGGAAGGCCGTGGCGGATGTGGTGGAGTTGCTGGGCTGGCTGGTGCCCCATGCCTGCACGGCGGATGAAGATTGGAACCATGAGGCGGACCAGATTTTTATGAATCGGGCCGTGAATCCGGAATTGTTTGACGCCCGCGGAGAGCTGAATTTTTTTACGGCTCAAATTTGGAGCGAGCGGCAGCGCGTGATTGACGGCGACATGCTGACGGTGCTGACCAGCGGGCCGGATGACGGCGGGGCGTTCGCGTTTTACGAGGCCCCACAGGTGCAATCTCCGGCTGATGGGGGGAAGGCGTGGAATTGCGGCGTGATGCGGGATAAAAACGGGAGGACGGCAGCCTATGGGCTGCGGCATCCGGACAAGGGGGAGGTGACGGTGATTCCGGCCCGTGATGCTATTTTGTACCGGCATAACATGGGCGGCGGGAAGCCGCGCGGCCTGTCCGATTTGCACCGCGCTATCCGGAATTTGCATGATGAGGCGGATATTGTTGGGTATGTCAAGCAGTCTGCCAAGCTGGCCGCCTCCGTTGGGCTGGTGGAAACGGGGGACGCGGAGAAACGGCCGGGCATGGGGACCGTGGGCAAGGTGTCCGTGGGGCCGGACGGGCGCAGGGTGGAGCAGGTGTTGGGGGGGGCTACTGTCCACCAGCTTCCGCCCGGCCGGGATTTGAAGGTGCTGACGGATAACAGGCCGTCTCCTAATGTGATGGCGTTGCTGAAGCATTTGATGGATGAGGTGGCTTATGGCATCGGGCTTTCTCCGGCGTTGCTGTGGGAGCCTGACAAGCTGGGAAGCGGCGGCATCCGGTTCGTGATGCAAAAGCTGAAGCGTTGGCTGAAAATCAGGCACGCTTACAGGCAAATGTGGTGCGTGCGGGTGTGGCGTTTCATGCTGGCGCGGGAAATGGCCCTGGGACGGCTGCGCTTGTGCCGGGATCCGCATTGGGTGCGGTGCCTGTGGACGCCCATGAGCGACATGACTATTGACCTGGGCCGGGAAGGGAGTCTGATGATTAACCTGGTGGATTCCGCGCTGGCTGATCAGGATGGCTGGTGCCTGGCCAATTACGGATGCACATTTGAGGAAATCGTGAAGAATAAGATACGGAATTTGAAGATGGCCAAGGAGGCATGCGCCCGGAACGGACTGACCCTGCAAGAGGTGATTCCGGGAGCGAACCGCGGCGGGGTAGCCGCGGCGGCGGAGAAACCGGAAGAGGAAGAGCCGGGAACGGGCGGCGGGGAAGAGGAAGATGGCTTGCATCCCCATGAATAGCAATTTTGAAAAAGCTCCTGAAGGGTACAGAACAGTAATAAGTGATGAATAAGATTGTTTTTGCGCAGATGGCGGCACGTCTGGAAAGCGGTGCCGGTGAACAGAAAAAAACGGGCATGCTTGCCTTTTCCCGCATCATGGAGGCGGAAGAGAAGGTAGGGGTGGCTACCATTTCCGGTTATATCGGTTACGGCAATGCCACGGTTGACGAATTTACGAAGCACCTTGAAGAGTTGAAGGCGGAGGGGTGCACGAAGTTTGAAGTCATCCTGAATTCCATGGGCGGCAATTTGTTTGAGGCGTCCGGGATTTACGACATTATCAAGGGGTGCGGGATGGAGGTGACGGCCAAAATTTACGGGGTAGCCGCTTCCGCCGCGACGCTGATTGCCTGTGCGGCGGGCCGTGTGCTGATTTCGGAAAATTCCCGTTATATGGTCCACCGGGCGCGCGGGTGCGCGGTGGGGACGGTGGAAGAGATTGAGGCTTACGCGGCGGATCTGAAGGACGCGGAAGGGCAAGTGACAGGCATTTACGCGGAGCGTACCGGAAAGAGCGCGGAAGACGTGCTGGCCGTGCTGAACGCGGAGACGTGGATGAACGCGGAAACGGCCGTGAAGGAAGGCTGGTGTGACGAGGTTATTTCTCCGGCCGCTGCGGAGTCCGGCCAAAAAGAAACGGCCGCGCCGGGGAAAGAAGAGGACGGCGGCGGGGAAGAGGGAGACCCAGGCGAAGAAGAGAAGGGCGGGCCGCCGCAGAATTACACGGTATTGCGCCGCATGATGGCCGCCGTGGGGCTTGCAGGGAAAAACAGCGTGGAGGAACTGGAACGGGAAGTTGCCCGGCTGGTGGCCGAAAACGAAAGGCTGGCGGCGGAAAATGACGGGTTCCGGGGCATGCAGGGGCAGCAGGCGCGCGTGATGGAGGCGCACGAGCGGGAATTTGAGCAACGCGTGAAGGAGGCCGTTGTGCGGGAAATGGCGGCTATGGGGGTTGCTCCGGTAGGGCTGCCGCCTGCGGAGGGAGCCACGGAAGAGACCGGAAAGAAAGAACCTGCCATGACGAACGAAAAGCTGCGGGAGATGGCCGCGCAGGATGCGCTGGAATGGATTATGGGGCATCCGCAGGAGGCCGCGCGGCTGGCGGAGCAGCCGGGGAAATAGCATCTTGGCCGCCATAGATAGATTTTTACTAACAGAACCTAAACATAAATAAAATATGAACAAGAAAACATTGATGAACATTCCGCGGAATGCCGTGATGGAAGGAAATGATGTCGCCGCTCTGAACTGGACCATTGTTTCACAGGCGGCTATTGCCACCCTAGAGGAAGAATTGGCTTCAATCAGCCGGTTTTCTCTGGACGTGTCCGGCGAGTTCAAGACGGACGGCGATTCCGTCAAGGTGGAAGTGATTGACGGAGCCGGGGAGGCGTTGAAAAATACGGAAGACTGGAATCAAAGCGAGCTGAAAACCAGCTCCGTTTCCGTGACGCTGAACCGTTATTCCCGGCCGGCTGGCCTGTCCTATAAGGAAAGGAAAAGCGGGGTGCAGCTTGCGAATAAAGTGCAAACGCTTGTGCGGACGGTCGCCAAAGCGTTTTGGAAGGACCTGATGGCCGCCATAGCCGATTCCGGGGCGGAAGTGGTGAATATTGGCCCGCGGGCCGGGTTCAAACCGGAAATGATGGCGGATGTGATTTGGCCGTCCATGACTAATGGCGCGGATGCCGTTTATTTGGACCGGATGTATTATTCCAGGCTGATTCCCACGAATGCGCTTGCTCTTAACCTGGCGGACGGGGCATATTCCATTCCGGGGGGAATTCACTACGTGGAAGGGGTGAACGTGCTTGCCGGGAATGCCGGGGTTGGTTTTGCGACGCGGCCGGACGCGCTGGCCGTTGCCGTCCGTCTTCCGAACATTGATCCGAAGCTGAATTTGGAAACGCAGGTGGTGGAATCTCCTAAGCTGGGGATTTCCCTGTTGCTGAAGTGCTGGCCTGACCAGGGGACGGAAACGGTTTACATTTCCGCGGAGCTTTTGGCCGGCGTGGCGGTGGGCAATAAGAATCATTTGCGACAGCTTTCCGGCGCAGCTCCGGAGACGGCGGCGGAAGGTGGAAGCGTTGGGGACGGCGGCGGGAAAGAAACGGGGCCGACTGAAGAGGAAGGGGCCTGACGGGTTTTTGGCGGAATCATGGGATAAAAGAGAGCAAAGGACCGGCGCGCGGGGTGTCAATTCCGTGCGCCGGTTTTTGTTGAACGGATATGAGCTTATCAGGAGAAATAAAAAAATTGCTGGACCTTGGGGATCATGAGCAGGAAGAAGCCTGGGGGGAGCGCGTGACGGTGGACGGTCAGGAATGCCGGGGCGTTTTTGCGCCGCTGGAAGGCTGGTATGAGGTGGAGCTTGGCGGCCGGGTGTACAAGGTGCAAACGTCCCTGCGCGTGCGTCGGAAGGCGTTGAAGGGCGTTCCCGCGGCCGGGCGGAAGGTGGTGGCGGTCCGGAGCGGACGGGCCTTCCGCATTGCGCGGGTGCGTGACTGGGCCGGAGACGTGGCCCTGGTGCTGGAGTTGAGCGAAGTGTAGCGGGAAGGGGCAAAAAAATGGCGAATGTCAAGTATAAGGTGGATATTTCCCGCGTGCTAGAAAAGTTGGAGGCCGCAAAAAGGGTGGGGGCTGACGGCATCAGGGAATTGACCCTTGAATATGCCAAGCGGGCCGCAAGCAAGGCCATACGCACCACGCCGCCAAACAGCCTGAAGAATGGCGGAAACGGAAAAAGAGCGTTGGAGGAACATATTGCGCGGGATATTGGCGGGGATCCGTTGGAAACGGATGTAAGGCTGAAGCGTGGAGAGGATGGAAGGCTGGTGCCCTATGCTTACCCCCGGAAGAAGCGCGACGGGGTGTTGCTGGGGGTGCGCGGGAAGAAGTTTAAGGGCATAGCCACCGTTTCTGCGGATGCCTTTTTGCGGAGCCATACCCTGCTGAAAATGGGTCGGAAAAGCAGCGTGCGCGTGCTGAAGGGCGGCGGCCTGATGTCTCCGGGAGTGGCGCAGGCGGGAGACGTGCGAAGGGCTCTGGCGGAGCGAAAGCGGCATGTGGGGAGGATGGCGGCCGGGTGGCTGCGGGGCGCGCAGGTGGCCGGGCTGAAGAAGGTACCCGCGTGGATCGCGCGGCACGCCTCCTATTATGACGGCGCGGCGTCTCTGACAGTGAAGGGTTGCCGGGTGCGTTTTGAAATGGAGAATTGCCCTCAATATCCGGATCGGGGTCAGATGGCCCGCTTGGCATCGTATGCCCTGGATGCGGCGGGGAAGGATATGTTGATTGTTATGAGGAAGTATATGGCCAAATTGAGAAAGGAACTTAATTCATGATGACACAGGCAGATTGTTTGATTAAGGCGGTGATTGCGTGCCTGGAGGCGCGTTTTCAGGAAGACAGGGGGAACACGGAACGGGGGATTCCGGACGGGTTCCCGGTGCCGTTGAAGATGGCGGTGGACGAAGACCGGGAAGGGAAGGAATATGCGTTGTTCCAGGCGGCGGAAATGGAGGAAATTGTGGCCGGGTACTGTACGTATCACGCCGGAATATCCGTGGAGCTGCATTTGGACGCCAATGACCGGACGGCGGATGAAATACGGATGTTGCAGGCGTGGATGGAAGAGCGGCTGAAGGAAGTGGACCGCGCCGGGCTGAATGCCGTGGAGAGCCTGCGGCCCTATCGGAATTTCCTGGTCATCGGCAAGGTGAGGCTGGGGCCCGCGCAGGATGCGGCGGCGGAGGAAGGCGCGTTTGCGGTGACTTGGAAAATGACGGCGCCCGTGCAGTTTTGAAAAAGCTCCTGAATGGTAGATAGATGAACTCTAACACGAAAGGAAATAGATTATATGCCTGCACATATTGGAGACGTGCCCAAATACGGTATTGATTCGCCGGAACAGGGTATTTTTGTTGAGTCGATCGACTTTGACGGCCAACAGGAAATTTATGAACAGAAAAACAATGTTGGGAAAAAGTGTGGTTTGGTGATTGTAGATGAAGAACTTTCTTTTTCCATGTCCGGCGCGGTTTTATCAACCGGCTCTTCATCTTTGAAGATGGGGGGGACGCTGGCGCTTGCCAATGAAATTCCGCAGATTTGGCACACCCCTCCCACCGGAACCACGGTCTTCCTGAAGGGGGTGAAGCGCAGTTTGAAGAACACGGACGCGCAGAAGATGGACGTGAGCGGCACTGTTTACGGGTTCGGGTCGTCTTCGGCTGTCTGAAGCCTGAATAAAAAAGTTAGATAGTAAGATTGATGAATGCCGCAGACAATAAAAAACTGGAAAGTGATGTGGTAGTTTTTACCGAAAACGCCTCCAGATACGAAACGGAAAACACCATGCTTGCCGCGTTGCTGCTGACGCTGGGAGTAAACATGAAATGCACGTCCGGAAGCGTGCTGATAGGCAGCGGCGCGCGCCTTTCCGCGCCGGGCGGGGTGATTACCTGGCAATTTGAGCCGAAAAGCGAAGATGGAAGGTTTAGGACGGAGGAAGTAATCAAGCTTTTCGGGGATAAGAATTGGCTGACTGACCCGGAAAATGAAAGCCCGCTGGCTTACGTGGCGTGCGCGTTCCATAATTACAAGCGGTTATTGGATTTTGTGAAAAGCCAGGTGCCGCTTGCCGTCATCCGCAAGGGGAAAAGGAAGGCCCTGGTGCGGTTGGATGCGGATCCGTATTGGCAGGGCGTGGCGGAGGGTTTTCTTGGCGGCCGGCCTTTAATCTAACTTAATTGACAACCAAAAAAGCAAGAAAGATGGAACTACAGGAACAGGAAAGGCGCGCCCTGACGGAAGCGGCGTTGATCGGGGGAAATGAATTCCGCTGGAAGAACTACCGGCTGCGGTGTATGACCCTGGGGAGCATGCTGCAGTTGCAGCGCATCGGGAATCCTTACAGCCGCTTGGGGGAAATTAACCTGGCACCGGATGAAAACGGGCGGCACCCTTCCATGTGGGAAGCCCTGGGCGTAACCGACAAGGCGCAAATTGTCTATTATCTGGCGGAATTCTTGTGGGTTCACATGGGGGACCGGGAGGAAGTCAGGGAAGGGGTTTTTGCGCCGGAGGAAGACCGGCTCGCCCTGGTGGAAGCGGCTGCTATGAACATTCCCGGCCGGGATTTGGTGGAACTGGAATGCGCCGTGCTGGGGGATATAGAAGTGATTCAGGCGGGCATAGTGAATCCGGAGCCGGAAGGGGAGGATGAAGAGGACCCTTTAGGGCGTGGCCGTCCTGGGGCGCGGCCATGCTGATGACGGTGGCGCGTGCCACGGGCTGGCCGGAGCGGGAAATTCTGTGGGAAATTCCGCTGGCGCGGCTGGTGCAGTACGTGCATGCGGTCTGGAGCTATGACGCGACGCCGTGCCGGTGGAGCTGCTACACGGAACCCTCCGGGCATGTGGGGGACGTGCTGGAGCAGGCCCGGGAAGCGTGGAGAGAACAGATAGAGCAACTGGAATAGTCCGGTTGCTCTACTTTTTGGCAGGGGTGGAGGTGCCGTGGAAAAGCAGGTAGAGCAGTACGAGGACAAAGGCAATAATCCACGGAGTGCCATGGTACAGGATGGCAAGCGATACCCCCGCAAGAAAGGCAACGGCAAGAATTCTTTTCAGGACGTAAAGAATGAAGTCCATAGGTTAAATTTAGAACATTTACAATAATAGTCAACGGAAAACGATTATGAGCGAAGGGGCAACTATTAAAATTGACGGGGACGCTTCCGGCTTTATTGCCGCAACGGAGGAAAGCAGGAAAGCGGCAAGCGGCATGTCCGAAGCCTTGCAGGGGGCCGTGGGCGGAAGCACGGGGGAGGCCGTGAAGGGGCTGAAGGGCATGGATCAGGAGGGCCGGAAGGCGTGTAAACGGCTGAATGCCGGTCTTATCAATATGAGCGCCACCATTACGGGGGTAGGGGCTGCCATTAACGGCCTGCGGGCAGGCTGGGGCAAATTTTCCGCCATGCTGGCGGGCGGGGATGACCTGGAGAGAGTAACCCGGCGCATGGAGGCATTCACGGGCGGCGCGTCAAGCGCGGCGGAAGCGGCGCGGGATGTGGTGGATTTTGCTGATACGCCGCCATTCGGGCTGGCGGAAACGCAACGGGCGGCGCAGTTGCTTCTTGGGTGCGGCGTCAGGGCGAGCGAGTTAAAAAGTACATTGGAGGCTCTTGGGAATGTGGCGGCTGGTGGTGGTGCCAGTCTGGAAACAGTAGCGGCGCGGCTTTCCAAGGCTTTTCAAATGGGGAAGGTGGATGTGGAAACATTAGAACCATTTACGTTAAGCGGTATTGACGTTATGGGGCAAATGGCAAAACAGGCGGGAAAAACGAGGGCGGAGTTAAAGGATATGATGTCTAAAGGGAAGGTCGGATTTAGCCAAGTTTTTAGTGCTTTGAAATCCATGGGTTCCGGCAGCGGGCAGTTTGCGGGGGGGATGGAGAAAAATACGCAGGATATAGAGAGCAGAGTGGAGACCCTGAAAGGCAAGGTTGGAGCGTTGAGCCGTATTTTTGCGGAACCGGTAACAAGCGGCATCAAGGATGCCATGGACTCCATAGGCGCGTCATGGGCCGGTCATGGGCCGGAGGTGGAGCGCGGCTTGAGGAAAACGGGTGAATTGCTGGGGGGGATTGTGAAAGCGGCCGCGCCTATCGTTTCCGCAGTAGGGGGCGGCCTGGCTTCAGTAGCCGCGGGAGGCGGCCGGGTTGAAAAGATGATCCGTAGCGGCATTCTGGCCTGGGGGGCGTGGAAGGCTGTAGGCATGGCGGCAAATTCTTCCGTGGGGCGTTCCATTCAGGCGGCGGCCGCGGCTTTCCGGGTGGATTACAACAATGAATTGCGCCTGGCCGGGGGAAATATGAAGAGGTTTGATTCAGCCGTTCGGGCGGTGGGGTTGACCGCGAAACGCACATGGGCGCGCATGGGGGCCGATTTGGCCGCTTCCCTGAAGGGGCCGGCCATTATGGCGGCCATTGCGGCTATTTCCTATGCTGTATCGGAGTTGTATAGGGTAGGATCTGATGCGTTTGGCCATGTGCCTAAAGACGTGCAGGAAAAGGAAAAAAATTTTGGCCGGGATAATATTGATTTTGATGAACGGATCAAAAAGATGGCCGGGGAGGCGTCCAGCAAGCTGGACGTGGGGCGCGTCATGGATGAATATGACTCTGAAATTAAACGCCTGAAGCGCGAAGAAGAAGACCTGCTGGCGGAAGATCCGCTGGGGAGAATGACGGTTGCGGTGCAGGATAGGCTGGTGCTGTTGCAACGTGAGCGGAAGGAGTTGCAGCAGGTGGCGGAAGCGAACGCGAAAGCGGCGGAGACGCGGGAACGGGCGGCGCAGCGCGGGCAGCAGACGGAAGAGGCACGGAAGAAGACGCTGGAGAAAATCAGGGAAATACAAGATGAATTGTTATCCCTGGATTATGACCGGGCGGAAGAAGAGAGGGAGAGGCGGCGCAGCGGAATGGGGCTGGAGGACCGGAAAAAAGACCTGCTGGGAGGATATGGGAGCATGGAGGGCCTCAAGAAGGCCATTGCGGAGCAGAAAGCCCTGCTGGATGGCGGGGACGCCGTGGACGGCATGTTGAATCTGGAGGGGGTGGAGTCCAGAATCAAGAGCCTGTATGAATTGCTTGGCAAGGTGGAAGAGGTGGATCGTGAAATAGTGGAGCGGAATAAGGAATGGGACAAGGCGGAAGCCAAACACCAGAAGCAGGCTGCCCTGCTGCGTGCGGAAATTCACGGGCAGAAGGATAAGCTGCGCGTGTTGCAGGAGCAGGCGCGCGTGCTGGAGCTGCAAAACCAATATGAGGCGGATGGCATGAGCAAGGCCCGCGCCGGCGCGGCGGCCCGTGAAATAGCCGCCCTGGAGCAGAACAGGAACCGGGCGCAGGCCGGGCGCGAATACCGCCGGCAAATGGCCCTGTTGAAAGCTCAGGCGGAGGGAAACAAGGCGGAAGAGCGGCGGCTGAAGATGGCGGAGCGCATGAAGGAAATTTATGACCAGCAGCGCGGCTTGGGGATAGACAGGAAGACGGCCATGAGGCGTGCCCGTGGCATGGCCGGGTTGGAGGATATGGTGGAGCGGCGGAAGGACCGGAAGGAAGGGAGCGGACCCATAGCGGACAGTCTGGCGCAAGTGGGCGGCGGGGGCCGCTCCATGATGGGGAGCATGCCGCAACTTACGGAAGCGAGGAAGCAGACAAATTTGCTTCAGCAGATCGTGAAAAACACGGGCGCGGGGCGGAGGGGAACCCTGAAAACGGCGGCCGTGCTGGGATATTGAAATAGCCGCTAAATGATAGAGAGAGAATAATAAATATGGGAAGAAAAATTAACATTAAGAAGCGGGAAACGCATGAAAAGACGCTGGAAATAGAACGGGGGGATGAAGGGGAAGTAAGGGCTGTGGGGAGGATTGTTTACACGGACAATCAGGAGGGCTGGAATACCCGGTGCCCGTCAATAGGGTCCGCTTATCCTGATGATGCCGCTTTGAGGCTCAAAAAGATAAGCATGGAAGGAATGGAGGGGGATATGGTGAGGGTGACGCTCTATTACGAGTTGCCGCGGGAAACGTCTTTTGAATTCGGTGGAGGGGAGGAAGTGGAATATTCCATGGATTATTCCTGCTCTGAACAGCCGTTGCTGACGCATCCGAACTTTCAGGACATAGATGGGGAAGAAAAAGACGCATTGATGGCTATGGCGTCCGGGGCTTCTCCTAAAGATACGTTTGGGAAAGAGGATAAGGTGATTGAGGATGTTGTGAAATCGGAGGCCGGGAAGAAGGCCATGGAAAAAATGCGTAAAGGGCAGGTTAGTTTTTTGTGTCCCGGAGGGGTTTTTTCCGTCACTTCTACCGTTCAGGCGTTGAGCATGGCCGGGGTCGGAAAAAAAGGGGCTCCGGGCAGCGGCGCGCCCGCGGTAAGCGGAAAATATGATTGGATCAAAGAGGGCGTGAGCGGTCGCAGGACGGGAACCGGGAATTGGCGTCAGACGGTTTCCTGGAGGTTGAGCGGTCCGGATGGCTGGGATTCTGATTTATATTGATTTATGATTAGCTGGCCGTTTTTTAATCAAGGGGAAGAGTTGAGCGCGTCTAAGTTGAGGCGTCTGGTTAAGGGGTGCCGGGAGCTGGAGCAGTTGGCCAAGTCTTGCCGCTTGCAGAACGGGGTTGGTTATACATTTAACCGAGGGCTGGGCGGCACGTCATTAACCATAAGGCCGACGGGGGGGAGGAACAAAGCAGGAGACGGAGAGCCGTTTACGCTGAAGAGGCTGGAAAAAGGGGATGCGGGATATAAGGCGTATTTCTGGCCCGGCATGGTTTTTGAAGTGCATCCGGGAGGCGTGCGGCGCATTAAGCCGGAACTTAACGGGGGGAAGATGGATCAGGCGGAGGAACCGCCTTTTTTGTCCGTGCAGGGAGGGGATAAGGTATTTTTGTATCTTGAGCGGAGCGCGGATAACCATGATTGCATTACATATGCGGAAGTGACGGCGGAGGAAATAGGGCTGGCGCGCGCGGTCAGAATTTATCTTGGGGAATTCGAGGAAGAAACGGATGAAGCCGGAGAAAAGGTCTTGAAGTATCATGAGGCGTGGAGCGGCCATGTTCATTATGCTCAAAGTTCCCTGAATGAGGGTTGGAGGGTTGTGGTTGATACGGATGAAGAAGGCGCGCCGGATATGGCCTATGTAAAGAAGGGCGATATTTACATAGCCGGGCAACTGGCGCAGCGCGGCGGAGGCACCTGGGAGGTGGCGCCGAAAGAAGAGGGGGAAATTTGGCTGGAAGTGAAATGCACCGGGGATGGCGTCATTAAAAGTGCGGAACTGAAAGAAACGAAAGGATCTTCCAAGCCGCTCCAGTATGTAGCGGAACCGGATGATGAAGCAGCCGAAGAGGAATTCACTTATTGCTTCCTATTGGCGAAGGTGGAGAAGCTTGAAGAACCCTTGCCGGAGGATGGTAATTTGCCGTCTCTGGTGTCGGTAAAACAGTATGCCCTGGGAGCGGTTTATTGCGGGGTTGCTCCTGATGAATTGGGGTTGAAAGCCGGGAAGGGGATAGAGATTGTGGATTCAGCGGAAGAGAGGGAAAAAGAAATTGCCGCTCTTATTGAGGACGCAAAGGAACCTTCCAGCGGAGATTGTTCCCTGATTTATGAAGAAGAGGAAGGCGCGGGGGAGGGTGAAGAAGGCGGTGAAAAAGGGAACAAGGGAAAACCTTACAAATTCAAGCTTTTGTGTGCTTCTGATGATTCTGTGTTGCTCAAAGAAGAAGATGGACGCATTTATTTTTCCGCATCCGGTAAAATGCCGGAAGCGGGGGATGGTCTTGAATATGAAAAGCAGCAGAACGGAGAAGGAATTGAGGAAGAAACTGATATATTAAAAATAAAAATTGATTCCTCCGTAGGTTCTAGCGTGGATGATGGCGGGAAATGGCCGGTGAATTTGTCCGTATCTCCAGCCGGGCTAAAGGGGGAATTGGATTTGACTGTGGACACGCAGAAGCATGACGTGGGCGGAGGATATAAAGTGGGCTTGTCTGCGGTGGGCAGGGGTACTTTGTCTTTGGAAGTAACTCCCGGAACTCCGGAAGAATCATTGTCTTTCCGTGCTCCACTCCGCCAAAATGGGAAATATGTGGTGCTGGATTATGAATCAAGTTGGTCTGATGCCGTCAACGGTGTGAAGGCAGGCCTGTTTCTGCGGAATAATAAATTGGCTGTGGAGCTGTACGCAGACACGGAGCCGGATGGCTCTGATAATCTTATAAGCGATTCATGGACGGTGTTGGCTTGCGATAGCGACCACGCAATACGCCTGCACCGGGACGAAAACGGGAAAATCTATATCCAGCAGGGGGAATGGATTGTGACTTCCAAAATTTATTCACCGATAAATTGATAAAAATGAACTACGCAATATTCTGTTACAGGGAAGACTATAAATGCCTTGAATTGTGCGTTAAGCAAATTCGGCGGGCGGATTGTAATGCCAGAATTTATTTATTTGATGACGGGGCGCGCCCGTTAGAGCCGGGGCAGATACCCGCGGGGAAGGATGTGAGTTACAAGGTGACGTATTTTCCCCGGCGTGGAAATTTGAATGGTCTGGAATGTGTGCGGGGCATCCTAGGCTGCATGCTGGATATACCGGGCAAAGAGCCTGTGGTGAAGATAGATGCAGATACCTTGCTTATGGATAAAGCTGAAATTGTCCGATCCCTGAAAGAGCGGAACAAGCTTGCCGGGGGTATGCAATGTGCCGAGCCTCTGGCGTGGAGCGGTTGTTGCTACTGGATGACCAGGGCTGCCATGAGGGATGCTCTGGAGCTATTGGCGCAAAGGGAATGGCCGGAGGGGAAGCAGAAGTACCCGGAAGATGTGACGATCTCTCAAATTGTGGCTTATCTCTACGGGAGGGAAGGAGTAGATATGCTGGAGTTCCGCGGAGGGCGTCATTTAATCGGCGTGCGGACATGTGATCCGTCCCTGCTGGTCAAGATTGCGGAAATTGCCAAGAGCGGGGTATGTGCCGCTCATTGCGGGCAGATGTCTTTTTACCGGCAATTTCAAGAGCAATATGGGGAGACGCTGCGTGAAGCGTGCGCGCGGGTGATGTGGTGGATATTGCATGCTAGCGGTCCTGATTCCAAGACTTTTGAAAAAGCTCCTGAAGGGTAGGATGGAGCTTTATTTGGATATTGAGAGCGGGATTTTTCGGAACCGCGCGGGTGATGAAAATATGAATTTGTGCGGGGTGCGTCTTGTCCGCAGGCAGGATGTGCCCGTGTCTTTATCCTTTTTGGGGCGTGAGCTTGATGCCGGGCGCGTTACGTTGGCGGCCTATCATAAGAGGAACGGGCAGTTATTGGCTTACCAAGAAGGGCAAATAACGGGCGGGGCCGTGGAAATGGTGGTTGATTTTGATACACAGGAAATACGGGCGGCGGCCAGGGAAGCGGAGGGCAAAACTATAGAGGCGCGGGTGGCCGTGCTGGTGGAGACGGAGGAAGGGAAAGGTGTTTATCATTCGCTTCCATTGAATTTCTATCTGGAGCCGGGGTTGATAGGAGATGAGCATTTGCCGAATTCTGCCCGGCCGGAATGGGAAATGATGTATGAAACTGTGTTGGAAAGAGCCGAAGAAACGGAAGGTTATGCAGGTTCCGCTTTGGCCTCCAAAAGGGCCGCCGCCGCTTCCGAGGCCGCCGCCGGCACGTCCGCAACCAACGCGGCCCGTGACGCTAAGAGTGCCCATGACGCTAAAACGGCTGTGGAGTCGCTGGCCGCCACCTGGCCGGAAACGGTCAACAACGGGAAGCAACAGATTATTGAAGCCAGGAATGAGGCTGTTACTGCCATTCAGGATAAGCAAGCCGATTCTGTTCTTGCCGTGGGACGTGCCTCACAGACCGCTCAGCAGAATATAGCCGGCGCACGAACGGATGCCGTTGCCGCCGTGCAAACGGCGCAGGAGAGAGCGGTGGGGGCGATTACGCCCCTTGTCCAGCGCGCCGAAACCGCTAAAGAGGCTATAGATCAGGCGGAGGGACGCATCAATACGGCCGCGACTAATGCCGCGACATCCGCCACGGAGTCGGCTAACTCCGCGACGGCGGCCCAGCAGGCCCTTGAGGCCATGCCCCAAGTGGCCGCCTCCGGCAACATGACGCTGGCCGGAGGTCTGACGGCGGCCGGGGCTATTAACGCCAATGGCGGGATCAATGTCCCGCTGGCTGTGGGGGCGCCGACCAATGAATCCGGCGTCAACCGCCTGTACGCCGCCGGGTTGGCCGCCGTGACGGACGCTTTTTCCGTCAGGTGTTATCCGCTCCCGGCGAATTGCTCGTCTTCCAACGGGACGGTTTTCAAAACAGACAAGGAACCCAATTCCCTTTATTTCAATGTCCCTCCCAATTCCTCTTTTACCGTGAAATGCGGCCTCGTGACCAACGCGAGGCCCATGCACAATTATTCCAGCATCCGGGGGTGGGTGGCCCCGCTGCGCCTGCCGGCTGTCAGCACGAAATTCACGGCCAGGTTCGGACAGATGACAACGGTCGCGCGCATGGGAAGGGACAGGGACGCGTTTACGCTGGTGCCGGATCAGGCGGCGGGCGGCTACAGGATTGGGGAGATTATCGATATTACGTTTGATCATGTCCGGGACGCGGCCGCAGGGGGGTATCACATTCGTGTCCGGGAGATTTATTATTCCAATGCCGAGCAGAAATGGAAGATGAAGACGACGCAGGCCCTCGCGCCGGAGACGTCTTCCAATAACGGTTATCCCGTCTGCGTGTACGCGGTGGTTTACGAGCAATACCAGGACGGAGGATACGACACCGAAGACAGGGGAGCGCTGTGGCTGCTGCATGGCGGGAATTCCTCCCGCGGCTGCGTCAAGATCGCCACGGTGAAGGGGGTTCATTGCTTTGAGAGTATTTATCCCTTTTCCGGATATTATCTTGATATTGAGAATACCAACAGCTGGGCGTTGGCCGGAGCGTTCCTTCCTGCGACGATGCACTTGCATTGCAATAACGTCAATCCGGCATATTACGGGTTTTCCTCCATGGAGAGCAATATCATTGTCTCCGAGGCGGTGGAGGATTTTGTTGATCCGGAAGCCGAAACGACTACCGAAGATTGA